CCGCACTTGCATTCGCAAAGTTTTTGTCAAAAATTTAATCATTATAAATATGTTAAGATAACAAACTCAAGGAGAAATCCCAATGTCAGAACTAGACAAGACAATTGAGGAACTAGAAGCAGAAATCGCTGCGGAGCTTGAAGAAGCTGCACAGGATGCCCCTAAAAAGGGTGCTGCTAAAGGTGATTCAATGGAAAAAGTGGATGGTGAAGTTCAAGACACTGGTACTGCTGTTGTTACCCCAGATGAGAAGAAAGGTGCTGATGCTGCAAAAGCAATCAAACCTGTTAAAGATGCTCAGACTAAGGGTGCAAAAGATGCCGGTGGAGATACTGAACCAACTAAAATTCAAGAACCTCTTGCCGCTGGTGATCATGTAGATCACGATGGTGAAGAACTAGAAGAAGCTAAGATGACTAAAGAGATGATGAAGGCAGAAATGCAGAAGAAAATGGAAAGCATGAAAGCCCAAGATCTCAAGGCTGCATACGAAGCAATGTGTAACGGTGAAGGTTACGGTGCAAAAGAAGAAGATAAGTCAGTTGACGAATCTACTTTGGAAGACCGTCTTTCATCTGTAGATGTATCTGAAGATGTTTCTGCACTTACAGAAGGTGAAGAACTATCTGAAGAATTTAAAGACAAGGCTGCTACAATTTTTGAAGCTGCTGTTAAATCTAAACTTCGTTCTGAAGTCGAAAGAATTGAAGAAGCAAAAGTTCAAGAAATCGCTGAAGAAATCAACAGAGTGCGTGATGAGTTGACTGAAAAGGTTGACGCATACATGAACTATGTCGTAGAAGAGTGGATGAAAGAAAACGAAATTGCAATTGAGCGTGGTCTCAAAGGCGAAATCGCAGAGGACTTTATCTCTGGTCTCAAGTCTCTATTTGAAGAGCATTACATTGATGTTCCAGATGAGAAGTACGACATTCTAGGAACTCAGTCTGAAAAGATTGATGAACTTGAAGCTAAACTCAATGAACAAATTGAAAAGACTGCTTCTATCAAGAAACAGAACGATCAACTAGTTCGTGAGAGTGTTTTTGCAGAAGTTGCTTCTGACCTCGCCGACACAGAGGTAGAGAAGTTCAAGTCTCTTGCAGAAGATGTAGATTTTACTGATGAAGATTCTTTCAGAGGTAAACTCGACACGCTAAAGGAAAGTTATTTCCCCAAGGCAACCACTATCGCTGAATCTGTAGACTCTGAAACTGATGGTTCAGAGGCCTTCGATACAACTGGTGCAATGGCCGCTTACATGGCTGCGATCAGTAAAAATGTAAAGCGAGCCAAAAGCTAAGGTTGCGGAAAGAAAATCATTCCAAAATCATAGTTTTTATAAATATTATTAGAAAACTCAATAAGGAGAAACAAAATGTTCCAAACAGAACATCTACAGGAAAAGTGGCAGCCAGTCCTAGAGCATAACGATCTTCCAGAGATCAAAGACTCTTATAAGAAGGCTGTAACCACAGTTATCCTAGAAAACCAAGAAAAAGCACTTCGTGAAGATAGAGGGTTCCTCGGCGAAGCTGCGCCAACTAACGCAACTGGCGGTTCAGTTGACAATTGGGATCCAATTATGATTTCACTTGTTCGCCGTGCAATGCCAAACCTAATTGCATATGATATTGCTGGTGTTCAGCCAATGACTGGCCCAACAGGACTTATCTTTGCAATGCGTTCACGCTACACATCACAAGCTGGTACTGAGTCTATGTTCAACGAAGCCGATACAGACTTCTCTGGTGCTGGAACTCATGCCGGTACTAACCCTGCTTTACTTAACGATTCACCAGCTGGTGCTTATACTAGTGGTACTGGTATGACAACTGCTGCTTCAGAAGCACTAGGTGATTCTGCTGGTAACTCTTTCGCAGAAATGGCATTCTCAATTGAGAAACAAACCGTTACTGCAAAGTCTCGTGCTCTTAAAGCAGAATACACAATGGAACTTGCTCAGGATCTTAAAGCCATTCATGGTTTGGACGCTGAGACAGAACTTGCAAACATCCTTTCTGCTGAAATTCTTGCAGAAATCAACCGTGAAGTTATCCGTACAATCTATGTAACTTCTAAGAAGGGTGCTGCTGTCGATACTGCTAACGCTGGTATTTTCGACATGGACGTTGACTCAAACGGCCGTTGGTCAGTTGAGAAGTTCAAAGGACTTATGTTCCAAGTTGAGAGAGATGCAAACGCAATCGCTCAAGATACTCGTAGAGGTAAAGGTAACGTAATTATCTGTTCTTCTGATGTTGCTTCTGCACTTCAGATGGCCGGTGTACTTGATTACACTCCTGCTCTTAACAACAACTTGAATGTTGACGATGCTGGTAACACATTTGCTGGTGTTCTTAACGGACGTTACAAAGTGTACATCGATCCATATTCAGCGAACTCTGCTGACAAGCAGTTCTACGTTGTTGGTTATAAGGGTACATCACCTTATGACGCTGGTATCTTCTACTGCCCATACGTTCCACTACAGATGGTTCGTGCGGTTGGTGAGAACACATTCCAGCCAAAAATTGGATTTAAGACACGTTACGGTCTTACTGCTAACCCATTTGCAGAAGGTACAACTGCTGCTCTTGGTGCTCTTAACGCCAATACAAACACTTACTACAGAAAAGTTCAAGTTACGAACATCATGTAATAAGAGTTGCTATAAGCAACCAAAACTTAGGGGGAGCATTTTTGCTCCCCTTTTTTCTTTATAAATACTATAAAGGAAGAATAAAATGGTAGCATTTAATCCACTAAAGAGACAACCAGATACACTTGACTTTGCAAATGCAAGTCAGTTTAGGTTTCAATTACTTAAAATTCCTAATACTGTGTATTTTACTACATCAGTAAACTTGCCAGGCATTGCGTTTTCTGGTGATGCGATTATGAACAGTAGGTTTAAAGCTATGCCGTTTATGGGTGACACTTTAGACTTTTCTCCAATGGAACTAACATTTAATGTTAGCGAAAGTCTTTCCAACTATCGTGAAATACACGATTGGATGACAGGTATTGGATTTCCAAAAGAAACAGACCAGTTCGCAAGTGCTATTAATGCAGAAAAAGATTTGAAGCCGGGTTCTGCCCCACCAACATCTAGAAGAGTTGGTGCGTCTACAGTCAACCCATCAAACCTTGTTTCTGACGGAACTCTTACTATTCTTTCAAACAAAAACAATCCAGTACTCAATGTAAATTTTAAATCATTATACCCAACATCACTTTCTGGATTACAGTTTAATACCCAAGGTACAGATACAGAACAACTTACTGCAACTGTTACTATGAATTATGATTTGTATGAGTTTGAAGTTTTATAAATAAGTATGAGCAGAGAAGGTGAACTTGAACAATCATTGTTTGAGTCTCCTCTGTGAGAAAATTTAGAACTGCAAGTTCCAACCAATCTGCTCACTTTTATTATTAGGATGTGAATATAGAATGAATTTAGAAGAACTCCAAAAAGAGGCTGAGAAGGATAGTCAAATTGACGATCTTGCCCTCGACATAGAATCCCTCAAAATCCCCAATCTAAAAAGTAAGTGGTTGAGATACCATAGTCACTGGTCACTTCTTGTTAAGAAAACAAAAGGTGATTTCAATGTTCTGAAACTTAAAAAGACAGAATACTATGGTGGTAAGGCCACTGCTGAAGTTTACAGAGACAATCCATTTGACCATAAAGTATTGAAGGCTGATATTCCTTTATACTTGGATGGTGATGAGGATATGAACAATCTTAAAAACAAGATTGCATATTACGAACAGTGTGTTTATGTATGTACAGAGGTTATTACTGAACTTACATGGAGACACCAGAATATCAAAAACTCTATTGATTGGAAGAGATTTACAGAGGGAACTCTCTAATGCGTTATGGTAAAATTTATACCACAGTTGATGTTAATAAAAATCTCATTGATGCGGCTTTAAACACTGTAAATCGTTCAGAGTTAGAAACTTCCAGAATAGAAAACACCAGTTCCTTTAGTTCCAGAGAATCTAAGAATTTTTGGATAAAGGATACTCGTGTCTTACAGATGTTCTTAAATTTTACCAATACTATCAATAAGAATGTTGGGTGGGATTATCATATAGATACGATAGAACCACTACAATATACAGAATATGGTTCAGATGTAAAAGGACATTATGATTGGCATTCTGATCAACACCCACAACCTTATAGTGACAACAGAGTTAGAAAGATTAGTTTTTCTATTCTATTGAGTGATGACTATACTGGTGGAGAGTTTGATATAGAAACAGGAAACCCAAATATGAAAGACAGAATTGAAACGATCAACTTACCAAAGTATCGTGCAGTCTTTTTTCAATCAGAATTCTTTCATAGAGTTCGTCCAGTAAATACTGGACTAAGAAAAAGTCTAGTTGGGTGGATATTAGGGCCTAGGTTTAAATGACAAAAATTACAAAGAAGAATGACGTATTTCTTCAAGTAAACACAGAACCATCAGTTGCAAGAGCCTTGGCAGACTTTTTTACATTTGAAGTGCCAGGCGCTAAGTTTATGCCTGCCTATCGAAATCGTATTTGGGATGGAAAGATTCGGTTATTCTCCCCAGCAACAGGGGAGTTGTATGTAGGACTTCTTCCTTATTTGGAAAAGTACCTAAAAGATTATGAAGAAAATTACACAATAAGTGAGGATTTGCAAGATGAAAAAAGAATTGAAAGAGAAGTATTGGATGGATTCATTAGAGGACTTAGACTTCGATCTAGGGGAAAGTCTATACGACCTCGTGATTATCAAGTTGACGCAGTGGAGTATGCTATTAGAAAACATAGGGCTCTTCTTCTTAGTCCTACTGCTTCTGGTAAGTCGCTCATTATCTATATAATTGTAAGGTACTACGAACTTCTTCTTAAAGAACAAGAAAACGATAAGATATTAATACTTGTTCCCACAACATCTTTGGTTGAACAAATGTATTCTGATTTTATAGATTATGGATGGTTGGATGCGTATCTACAACGTGTATACAGTGGACACGATAGAAATGTTTCAAAGAGAGTAGTCATCTCTACATGGCAGTCTTTATATAAAATGCCTACAAAATACTTTGAACAATTTGGTTGTGTGATTGGTGATGAAGCCCATTTATTTAAAGCAAAGTCACTTACATCTATTTTGACTAAACTTCATATGTGCAAGTATCGTTTTGGATTGACAGGAACACTAGACGGAATGCAAACTCATCGTTTGGTTCTAGAAGGTTTGTTTGGTGCTTTAAATAAAGTTATAACCACAAAAGAACTAATTGATAAGAAAACCCTATCCGATTTTAGAATTAGAGCTTTGGTTCTGACATATCCAGAATCAGAGTGTAAACTTGTGAAGGATATGAATTATCAGGATGAAATAGATTATATTGTCACCCTACCAAAAAGAAATGAATTCATTCGTGACTTGACATTACAACTAAAAGGTAATACACTAGTGTTGTTTCAGTTTGTTGAGAAACATGGTAGTGTTTTACACGACATGATTAAAAACTCTACAGACAGAAGAGTTTTCTATGTATTTGGTGGCACAGACACACAAACAAGGGAAGATATTCGTGCAATCACAGAGAACGAAAAAGATGCAATCATTGTGGCCTCGTATGGTACTTTTTCTACTGGTATCAATATTCGCAACCTACACAATATTATATTCTCATCACCAAGTAAATCAAGAATCAGAACTTTGCAGTCAATCGGAAGAGGGTTGCGAAAAAGTGAGGGCAAAACTACCGCCACTCTCTTCGATATCAGTGACGATTTTACCTACAAGTCCAAACGGAACTTTACAATAAATCATTTTATGGAACGCATAAATATATACAATGAAGAACAGTTTGATTATGAAATCAAAAGGATTAAAATGAAATGACCAATGTAAAGATATTAAAGCTTTCAAGTGGTGAAGAAGTTATATGCAATATTAACACTAATAGTAAAGAACACATTAGTATTACTAGGCCCATGAAACTCAATGCCTATCCTAAACTAACAAAGAATGGATCACTTGAGGAGTCCTTATCATTACAAAAATGGATACACTTTTCTGAAACCGATACATATGATGTACCGAAATCTCAAATTATTGTTGTAACCCAAGCCTCCTATGGTTTGTCTAAGTTTTATGAATTTTGTATTACTAAAGTAAGGATGGAAGAAGAAGATGTGGAACTTCCATCTGATGAAGAATTACAGGCGATTGAAGAAGAAGATCTCTTTGAGGACTTTTATGTACCATCTAATACAGTACATTAATATCTATTCTTCAAACCCAGCATAGTTAATATACCACCCTGTCAAGAGATTGTCAACAAGTTTTTGAAATTAAATTTTCTATTGACATTTCGTACATATTGTGTATAATGGGTAGTACAAACAAGTGGAGTTATTATGGCTAAAAAAACAAAGGGTGTGCATTACGTCAATAACGCACAGTTCCTAGAAGCAATGAAAGAGTGGAAACAACAGTGCAAGGAAGCAGAAGAACTTGGTGAACCACAACCACCAGTTACCAATTATATTGGTGAATGTTTTCTAAAGATTGCCAACCACCTTTCCTATCGACCTAATTTTATCAATTACACATACAGAGAAGAAATGATTTCTGACGGTATTGAAAACTGTCTACAATACTGTAGCAACTTCAATCCAGAGAAGTCTAACAATCCCTTTGCGTATTTTACACAAATTATCTATTATGCATTTATTCGTAGAATCCAAAAAGAAAAGAAACAACAACATGTGAAACACAAGATTATTGAGAACATGAATGTGGACATTCTCATGGATAGTGATGGTGATCAGTCTGTCTTTGTTGATTATTTACAGAAGAACTTTCTACCAGCTGAAGCTGTATATAAACCAAAGAAGAAGAAACCACAACCAAAAGGACTAGAACTTTTTTATAATGAAGATGGTGAAGAGATAAATGAAGATCGCACTGATTACTGATACACATTTCGGTGCTCGCAATGATAATCTAGCTTTTAATGATTACTTCTATAAATTTTGGGAAGAAGAGTTCTTTCCTTATATAGATAAACATGACATTAAAACGGTTATCCACCTTGGCGATGTGATGGACAGACGCAAGTATGTTTCATACAAAATTGCAAAGGATTTTCGTGAGCGCTTTATTAAACCCCTTGCGGATAGAAAACTAGATGTTCACATGATGGTAGGAAACCATGATACCTACTACAAAAATACAAATGAGGTAAACTCTTTGTATGAACTACTTGGTGGGCCAGGCGAGGAAAAATATCCAAATATTAAATGTTATGATGGGCCATGTACTGAAGAGTTCGATGGTGTCGGTATTCATTTCATGCCTTGGATAAATGCAGAAAACTATGAACGTGCAATGAGAAGTATTGAAATGACTTATGCACAAATCTGTATGGGTCATTTGGAACTAAATGGATTTGAGATGCACGCTGGACATTTCTGTGAGGGTGGTTATCCTAAAGATATGTTTAAAAAGTTTGACACTGTAATGAGTGGACACTTTCACAAGAAGTCTGATGATGGACATATTTACTATCTCGGCAATACATATCAGATGACATGGAGTGACCATAACGAAACCAAAGGTTTCCATATCTTTGACACAGATACAAGGGAACTTGAATACATTCTAAATCCACATACCATATTTGAAAAGGTATATTATGATGACACCACTATGGATTATTCTAACTTTAATGTCTTGACATTGAGGGAAAAGTTTGTTAAAATTGTGGTTGTTAATAAGAAAGATTTCTATCAGTTCGATAGGTTTATCGACAAGGTTCTATCTGAATCTGGAGCCCATGAAATAAAAATTGTTGAGGACTTTAGTGAACTTGATGCAGCAAATGTAGACGATGCAATCATTGAGAATGCAGAAGATACGATGACGTTGCTTGAGAGATACATTGATGAACTTGATGTTACTTTGGATAAGAAGAGACTCACCAGCATGATGAAATCTCTCTATGTAGAAGCGAGTGATTTGGAACTTTGATTACTTTTAAATATGTACGTTGGAAGAACCTTCTTTCAACTGGAAACCAATTTACTGAAGTGCAGTTAGATAGAAATACGACTACACTAATCATAGGCGAAAACGGAGCTGGTAAGTCTACAATTTTGGATGCACTCTGTTTTGGTCTGTTCAATAAACCTTTCCGTAATATCTCTAAAGGACAACTTGTAAACTCAGTCAACGGTGGTTCTGCTATGGTTGAAGTTGAGTTTACTGCTGGTAATAAAGAGGTAAAAGTTATTCGTGGCATCAAACCAAACAAGTTTGAAGTTTGGGTTGGTGGACAAATGATTAATCAAGATGCGAATGCAAGAGATTATCAGAAACATCTAGAACAACAAATTTTGGGATTGAACTATCGTTCTTTCACACAGGTTGTTATTCTTGGTTCTTCTACATTTGTTCCATTTATGCAGTTGTCTACCAAAGCCCGCCGTGAAGTGGTGGAAGATATCTTGGATATCAAGATTTTCTCGTTAATGAATTTTTTGTTGAAAAGTAAAACAAAGGATCTTAATGATGAAATTCGTAATGTGGAATATCAACGAGACTTGACAAAAGAAAAGATTGTTCTGCAAGAGAAATTTATTAAAGATGTAATTAACAATAAGAGTTCTATTATATCTGAAAATAAAACTAAGGTTAGTGATAATGAAACAAACATTGCGACAAAAGAAGAAAAAATTAAAACTCTCTCTGATGAGAAGGAAAGCTTATCTGTCGATATTGAGGAAAAGACAAGAAGAGAACAAAAACTTAAAGAACTAACAAGAACCGAATCTGCATTACAAAACAAACGAGGAGAACATGAGAAACAGATCAACTTTTTCCAGAACAACTCAGAATGCCCGACATGTGAACAGACAATCACAAATGCAACAAAGCAGACGCAGATTGATTCCAGAACAACCAAAATTGGAGAACTCACAGAAGCAATCACCCAAGTCGAATCAATGGAACAAAAAGAACAGGATAGACTAAACACTATTTTGATTAATCTGGAAACTATTCGTCAGCATGATGTGGAGATTGCAAAAATTCGTGCATCTATTAAAGAACTTGAAACCTTTAACTCTCGTTTAAAGAAAGATATTGAAACCTATGAGTCTGGTTCTGTATCAGATGAAGATAAGACAAAGTTAGATGAACTTAAAGGTAGTCTCAAAGTTATTGAAGAACTACAAACAAAACTTAATGAAGATAAGTTCTATATTGATGTGGCTCGTAATCTTCTACAGGACAGTGGCATTAAAACAAAGATTGTAAAACAATACTTACCAATTATGAATAAGTTGGTAAATACATATCTCAGTTCAATGGATTTCTTTGTCAACTTTAATATTGATGAAAACTTTCAAGAAACAATCAAGTCTCGTTTTAGAGATGAGTTTTCTTATGCATCATTCTCAGAAGGTGAAAAGATGCGTATCGACCTTGCACTACTCTTTACATGGAGAGCTATTGCAAAAATGAAAAACTCAACGAATACAAATCTTCTTATCTTAGATGAGATTTTTGATTCGTCTTTGGATACTGCTGGTACAGATGATTTCTTAAAGATTTTGGGTACTTTTGATAAACAGAATGTATTTGTTATTTCTCATAAACAAGACATTTTGATTGACAAGTTCAGAAGTGTCATTCAGTTTAAGAAAGAAAAGAACTTTAGTCATATGGTTGTATAATGGGTAAGCGCAGTGATTTTGAAAGAGTAGAAAGAGATTTCTATCCAACTCCATATGAAGCTGTACTTCCTCTAGTTGCACACTTGCCAGAGTGGTTCTCCTTTGTTGAACCGTGTGCTGGTGACGGTAGGTTGTACGACCATCTGGTTCTACATGGTGGTATGTGCAATCACCTATCTGATATAGAACCACAACGTCAAGACGTTATGTTGTTGGATGCATTTGATGTAAATGTTAAGGCTGGTTTGATTATTACAAATCCACCTTGGAATCGAAAAATACTTCATCCACTGATTGAACACTTTGCACCACAAGCTCCAACATGGTTATTGTTTGATGCAGATTGGATACATACAAAACAATCTATTCCCTACTTGACAATGTTGAAAAAAGTTGTTAGTATAGGAAGAGTTAAATGGATTGAAGGAAGTAAGAGTGTTGGGAAAGATAACTGTTGTTGGTATCTCTTCCATGACACAGAACAAGTAAAACCTATAGAATTTTGGGGAAGAACATGATATATGAATTATTAAAGCCTACTGAAGAACTTTTGCGTGTGGAATTGCCCAATATCACATTTGAAGAATTAAAAGAAAAATATGACTTGACACCAAGAGATTTGTATGATAATATGATAGAATCTATGCAACATCATAGGGGTATTGGTTTATCAGCGAATCAGTGTGGACTTCCCATTCGTGCATTTGTTATGATTACAGACATGGACAAAAGAGAAGGAACCATCTTCTTCAATCCTAAAATTACATGGGCATCAGAAGAGACAGAGTATTTTGTTGAAGGGTGTTTGACATATCCTTATGTGTTCTTGAATTTGAAACGTCCTAAAGTGATTCGTTTTAGTTACTTGGATATTGATGGGATTGAAAGAAACGCTGGATTTTCGGGTATAACTGCACGAATCTTCCAACATGAGTATGACCATATGGAAGGTAAGAACTTCACCATGTATGCATCTAGACTGAAATTAGATATGGCATTGAAAAAAGCTAAGAAAAAAATAAAAAAAGTTTTAAAAACATCTTGACTTTGTTCCTAAAACAACATATACTGTATAGGTAAGTTAGGAAAACAACTCGTTAGGAGAGATTATATTATGGCACACGAACTTGAAATCGTAAATGGACAGGCACAGATGGCCTATGTTGGTGAACTTCCTTGGCATGGACTTGGTACAAAGGTTGAAGCAGACCTTACACCAGATCAGTTTCAAAAGGTTGCTGGACTTGATTGGACAGTCACAAAAGAAAAACTGATGACTCCATCTGGTACTGTAGTAAAGAACAAAGAGGCACTTGTTCGTTCCTCTGATGGTTCTATTTTAGATGTTGTTGGTACAGGTTGGAACCCTGTTCAAAACTCAGAAGCGTTTGAATTCTTCCATGAGTATGTGATGGCTGGTGACATGGAAATGCACACTGCTGGTTCACTGAAAGATGGACAGATTGTTTGGGCTCTTGCAAAAACCAAAGAATCTTTTGAACTCTTCAATGGTGATGTAACAGAGAACTACTTCTTGTTCTCAAACCCACACCAGTTTGGTAAAGCGATTAACATTCGTATGACACCAATTCGTGTGGTTTGTAACAACACTCTTACCCTTTCACTTTCACAAAATGCAGACCAAATGGTTACAGTAAATCACCGTAAAGCATTTGATGCAGATGAAGTGAAACAACAGATGGGTATTGCTCGTGAGAAAATGGAACAATACAAATCTATGGCAGAATTCCTTGGTGGAAAGCGTTATACTTCTGATAACGTAATCCAGTACTTCAATGAAGTATTTGGTGCGCCTGCAAAAGAGAAAGTAGACAATGTAGTTCCTTTCACTTCTCGTAACGCAAAGATTGCCTTTGAGAACTTGGATACCCAGCCTGGTGCTAACTTTGCACAAGGTTCTTGGTGGACTGCCTTTAACTCTGTCACTCACATGACAGACCACCTTCAAGGACGTTCTAACGATGGACGTTTGGTTTCATCTTGGTATGGACGTAACCGTAAGGTGAAGTTGAATGCCCTCGACAAAGCGATTGAATACGCTGAGGCTGCATAAAAAAGTTTGAAAGTGGGGTTGAAAAATTCCACTTTCATGCATATATAATATAGGGTGCAATTCGTAAGTCGCCCTGATGACACAAAATATACCTACTCTGTGTCGCAAACTAGGGTTTGTCGGTATCCC